TTGATTGACGAGAGGCGAAAGAATATTGAAAAAAAGTTTTCACAAAACAAAGAAGAGTTAGCAAATGAAATCATTAACAGTTTTAATTTTGAGTATGTTCCTATGTAACACAGCCATCGCTGAAGATGCTGGTCGGTTTACATTTTTAGGAGAAGGACAGTGTGCCCCATTTGAAGGCGCCCTCTTTGATGTGGTAGCCACATCGAGAATTCTAACATTAGAAGAGCAACTAACCTTAAATTGCCAAAGTCGAATGAAACTTGAACTTGGAACCTTACGAACAGAACTTCAACTTGAAATGGACAATCAACGAATCGGCTACGAGTCGCAGATTCAACAGAAAGATTTAACAATCGCCGCACAACAAAAACAAATAAGCAGCCTGCAAGACACACTGTCTAGACTTTCGGCTGATAATCGTTGGATGTGGTTTGTCGGCGGCGTAGGTGCCGGACTCGCGGTTTCCTACACAGCATATAAGGTGTATAACTGATGAAAGATCCCGACCGCATTGCCCGCGCGGAGAAGGCCATCTCTCAAAAATATGGAGATGAGGCTGTTGCCAATCCTCGCGCAAATTGGGACGAAGAAAAAGAAAAAGAATACCTGGAACAATCCAAAGAGTTTTACCAGAAGTCTTATAAAAAAGAAGCTCAACAGGAAAAAGTTGACATAAATGGTATAAAGGTTTCAAAAAAACTACTTAATAGAGAATCTCTGCGAAGTTGTTCGGTGTGTGGGGCTCACCCACAAAAATCATTGGATGATGTTTGCCTTACTAAGTTTGAATGTTGCAGCAAGTGTTATATTCAACATATAGAAGGCAGAGAGGAAAGATGGCTAAAAGGATGGAGACCCAAATGAAAATCAATAAAACGATTCTTAAACAGATTATTAAAGAAGAGCTAAATGCACTTAGAACAGAAGAGCCTACTGAAGACCCGCAACAAACGTCTAATACCGATGATCTCATAAAACGATTTGCGAACAAAGTGAGCAATATTGCTAAAACTGAGTTGGCTCAAATTGACGATGTTCATGAGATTCTGAACATGTTTATTGAAGTTTTAAGACTCCTCCAAAGCGCAAACCCAAGTGATTTTACTCATGGTGAAATTAAAAGAGTTGGATACGAGATGAAAAAGCTCGGCGCCGAACTGGAGCGCTCTAAACCACAACAAGGAAATCGATAAAATGGCAACAGTATATGAAATCGTACAAGGACTTGCACAAGCAGCAGCCAACGCATATGACGGCGCGCTTGGTGAGGACTACGAACCAGTAAAAACAGGAGCACTTCGCCGCGAAGAAGGTGACGCTCTTATTGACCAGCGCGTAATGGATGGTTTTGGAGTTAAGTTTTATGGCAATATGATGTGCCTCACTTATCATTCAGAGATTCAACTTAAAGAAATCTATGCGCCTGGCTTCGAATCTGATATCGATCAACGCATGTCTGATATTGCTGGCTGGATCAAGAAAGAATACAAACGCATTACCGGCGATTCTGTAACCCTTACCGAAGAGGGAGAGGTTGATATCCGTGCTGAAAACTCTTCTCGTGTTCGCTCCTGGGTCACCGCCAAGAAACATTTTAAGATTGGCCAACTTGATGAAGCCATGAATGTCGATAACTCTGGTGACACCAACCCAGTTGAAAAAAGCTGGGAAAACTTTCTTAGCCAAGGCGGCTGGGATGGTAAGCGTCCAAAGAATGATTCACGCTAAAATGATTAATGAGTTTTGAACTAGACAAAAAACAAAAAGTAAAAGAGATATTAAAGTGCGGTAAGGATCCTGCTTATTTCTTAAAAACATATGCCCGTATATCCCATCCGATGCACGGGCTGATTTTATTTGACACATATGATTTCCAAGATGAGTTACTCCAAGATTTTAATGATTATCGTTTTAATGTTATTTTAAAAGCTCGCCAGCTTGGCATCTCAACGATTACAGCCGGATACATTGTATGGCTGATGCTTTTCCACCGCGACAAGTCGATTCTTGTTATGGCAACCAAGTTTGCCACAGCAGGAAACCTTGTAAAGAAAGTAAAGGGCGTAATGCGCAACCTGCCTGAATGGATTAAGATTGCCAGTATTGATGTAGATAACCGTACATCTTTTGAGCTTTCTAATGGCTCAACCATTAAAGCTGCTTCAACCTCCGGCGATGCTGGTCGTTCAGAAGCACTGTCTTTGTTGGTTCTGGACGAGGCCGCTCATATCGAAGGCCTTGAAGAACTATGGACAGGTCTATATCCGACACTATCGACAGGTGGGCGATGCATTGCGCTGTCAACACCTAATGGTGTAGGTAACTGGTTCCACAAGACTTGCACTGATGCCCAGAGCGGCACAAACAATTTTCACATAACTACGCTTCCTTGGGATGTTCACCCAGATCGCGACAAAGAATGGTACAAGAAAGAAACCAAGAACATGTCAAAGCGACAGATTGCGCAGGAGCTAGAGTGTAACTTCAATACTTCTGGTGAAACTGTTATCGATCCCGATGATATGGAATGGCTCCTATCAAATGTCTGTGAACCAAAGTATCGCACAGGCTTTGACCGCAACTTTTGGATTTGGGAAGAGTTTGACCCTACTTGTAACTATCTTATGTCTGTTGACGTATCAAGAGGTGATGGGGCCGATTTCTCAACTTTTCATATTATTAAATTAGAAACTCTAGAAATCGTGGGAGAATACCAAGGCAAGCCGACTCCCGACATGTTTGCTGTAATGCTGAATCAGGTAGGTCGAGAGTTTGGAAACGCCATGATGGTAGTTGAGAATAATAATATTGGTTATACCGTTTTAGATAAGTTGACAGAATATGCATATCCCAACGTTTACTATTCTATTAAGTCAACTCATGAGTATGTGGAGCAACACGTTGCAGAACATAGGACATCTGCAGTCGCTGGTTTTACCACCAGCATGAAAACGAGACCTCTGATCGTTGCGAAATTAGAGGAGTTTATAAGAAATAAACTAATTAAAGTATATTCTTCGCGAACAGTGAACGAATTTAAGACATTTATTTGGAGGAATGGTAGACCACAAGCAATGAAGAGTTACAATGATGATCTGATCATGGCTCTTGCGATTGCGTGTTGGGTAAGAGATACAGCAATTCAGTCAAACGCTCGCGACTTAAATTATCAAAAAGCCTTTGTCGATGCAATATATACCGTAAAAACATCAATGAATACACAAATAAAAGGCCAAGATGGATACAAACCTAACAGTGTAACTGATATAATGTCTGAAGCTCAGTCCTATTGGGATCAATACAAATGGATTATAAAGTGAGGAAATAATGGCACCACCAAATAAAAATATGGGTCGCAACCCAGTCAATCGAGAAAACGATTTATTCAAAGCTCTGACGAGATTATTCTCAGGACCGATTGTTAACTACCGTTCACAGTCTGGTCGTCGCATTAGACGACAACATTTAGATAAGTTCTCTTCACGATTTAAATCTGCGTCAGGACAACAGTTCAAAAAGGCTCTTTACAACCCGCTTGATACTTTGGCTACCAATGCTATCCAAAATCAGCGACGTTCCGAACGTTACGTTGACTTCGATCAGATGGAGTACATGCCAGAGATTGCTTCTACTATGGATATTTATGCAGATGAGATGACAACATATTCTGAGTTGCGTCCGATGCTTAATGTTAAATCCGGTAATGAAGAAATTAAAGCTGTCCTTACCACTCTCTATGATCAGATTCTAAACGTTCAATATAACCTTTTCGGATGGTCGCGTACAATGTGTAAGTACGGCGACTTCTTTTTGTATTTGGATATTGACGATAACTTTGGTGTTAAATCAGTTATCGCACTTCCTCCTATGGAAATTGAAAGGCTGGAAGGTCAAGACTCTACCAACCCCAACTACATTCAATATCAGTGGAACTCCGCCGGAATGACCTTTGAAAACTGGCAGGTCGCACACTTTCGCATTCTTGGTAATGACAAGTATGCTCCTTATGGAACTTCGATTCTAGAGCCTGCACGCCGTATTTGGCGCCAGCTTACTCTTATGGAAGACGCCATGATGGCCTATCGCGTTGTACGTTCGTCAGAACGTCGCGTATTTAAGATCGACGTTGGCGCTATTCCTCCCAACGAAGTGGAACAATATATGCAAAAGATTGTTACACAGCTTAAGCGCCATTCAGTTGTAGACGCAAATACTGGCCGTATCGATCTTCGCTATAACCCCATGGCAGTCGAGGAAGATTACTTCATTCCTGTTCGTGCTGGTTCTGTGACTGATATTCAAAACCTTGCAGGGGGCCAGAACACTACCCAGATTGATGATATTAAGTACCTTCGCGACAAGTTGTTCTCTGCACTCAAGATCCCACAAGCTTATCTAGCAATGGGTGAAGGCGCAGCCGAAGATAAGACAACTCTTGCACAGAAAGACATTCGTTTCGCCCGAACAGTCCAGCGACTTCAGCGTGTTATTATCGCAGAACTAGAAAAGATTGGAATCATTCATCTTTATACTCTTGGTTTCCGTGGTGATGATCTTTTGAGTTTCAAGCTGGCTCTTAATAACCCATCCAAGATTGCAGAACTTCAAGAGATCGAACACTGGAAGCAGAAGTTTGATATTGCTGGCTCAGCTACAGAAGGCTACTTTTCACGTCGTTGGGTTTCTGAACACATCTTTGGTATGTCTGGCGAAGAGTTTGTGCGAAATCAACGCGAGATGTTTTATGATCGCAAGCACGATGCTGAGCTTCAACAGGTGGCAGAAGCCGCAGCAGCCGCTGGAGGCGGCTTAGGTGGTGACCTGGGTGGAGGCTTAGGCGGCGATCTGGGCGGTGACTTAGGTGGCGATCTGGGCGGTGACTTAGGTGGCGACCTTGGTGGTCCTCCTGCTGGCGGTGGACCCGAAGAGATGCCTGCTCCCGAAGCTGGGGCCCCTCCCGCGGGAGAGGAATCTCCACTCCTGGCAGTTCCTCCGGGATCCCGAGATACCGCTAAAGGAAAAGTATATCATAAAAAGGGTACTCGACAAAACCCCGGACCTGACCAACGAAAAGCTGGAGCCCGCACCCGTTCTATTGCTGCCGCGGGCAACAGAGAAAAGAGTAGCTCTACCCCTAGAAACGTTTTTCCTGGTATGACAGATATCAACACATTAACAGGAATGCATGGCCTAGCAAGTCTTTACGAACAACAAGAAGCTATTTATAAGTTGAGAGAAAAGACTGAAGAAGATAAATTGTTTGAACTAAACGAATCTATTCGTAATTTAATTGAAGGTCTCGAAGAAAAAGAAACACTTACGGAGCAAAAGAATGAAAGTAAAGCACAATAAAAAGCGAAATACAGCCTTTGTTTTTGAAGCATTGGTGAGAGAAGCAACTGTTGCTATTATAAAAGAGAATCATGAAGTTAAAAATAAAGCTTTGGCAATCATTAAAAAACATTTCAAGCCAGGCTCTGTTTTGTATAAAGATCTTCAGAATTATCAATCACTATACGAGAACCAGAATCTTAATAAAGAAATTGCCGAAAAGATTCTTAAAGAAGCCAAGCTTGCAAGCCGGCTCCTTGATACCGAAGGATTGTTTGTTAGTCAAAGTGACCTTATAGATGATGTAAACAAAGAACTTTCTCCACAAGTATTTAATAATTTTGTTCCCAACTATAAGAGTCTTGCTTCAATCGCGCAAATGTTTTCTCAAAAAATGTCCCCCAAGAATTCAGTTATTCTGGAAAACAACATTATCAAAAACATGACGCTCGCCCAGGACAAGCAAGAGGTAATGCAGCCTCTCGACAATATAGTTGTAAATTCTTTTGTTAAAAAATTCAATGAAAAGTACAACAACAATCTGTTGGAGGATCAAAAAACACTTCTCAACCACTATATTACTTCTTTTACGGACAATGGCTTGGGACTTAAAACATTTTTGAACAATGAAATTTCACGACTTAAGACAACTCTTGAAGAATCATTAACAACTGAGATTATTCAAGAAGATGAAGAGTTGACATTGAAAACAAATCAGGTTATCGAAAAGCTCACAAACTTCCACAAAACTGGAATTACAGAAGATGTGGTCTTGACAGTTCTAAGAACTCAACAACTCGTAGAGGAAATCCACACCGATGGCAATTAAGATTACAATCAACAAAGGAGAGCAGTCTTCAATTGTAACATTGGAGATGAACATTCGCAAAGCCCTTAATGGTGACTTAATGATTTTTGATCATGGAGATATCGATATTGTATTGTCCCCATCTACTAATAAAGTGTTGGCTTTCCCAAAAGAGTCACTCAACGATTTGGTGTATGGCGCACAGAAC